TGGTTATACTAGATGCACTTGTGAACCGGCCGGTGGGGAATGGATGGATTCGATTGGAACTTGTGATGATTATAATGGTGATGCTATATGTGATAATATACATGCATGTTGTGAGGTGGATTCTGATTACCAGATTTGGTGTGTAATGAGAACCAGTGAAGAATGTAATCAAGTGGGGGGTAATGTGAAGTGGAATAAAGACTGCGATGTTCACCAACCTTGTGAAGTTGGATGTTGTATAGGGGGTGGTAGTTGTCTTGATTTGACTTTGGGTGAATGTAGTTCGGCTGGAGGTTATGCTGTTGAACACTACCCTGGTGGTCCATATTGCGGTGGCATTCCATGTTATTGGCCTTGTTGGATTCCTAATCCATATGGCCCAGATATAGTAACAGGACAATGCCCCGCTGCTTGTTGTCACAGTCAGATTTTTTGCGAAGATCTACCTAGCAATGAATGTGTTATGAACCCCGATTGGGAAATTATTGCAGGTGCTTTATGTATTGATGATCCATGTCACGGAGATTTAGGTGCTTGTTGCGATATCGATGATTGTGATTGTTATATTGTAACCGAACAAGACTGCATGGGATATTGGTACGGAGAAGGATCAACCTGCGAGGCTGCGGGCTGTGAAGATATATGGGGTTGCTGTTTTTATGATGGAACTTGCTTGAATGTGAATTATTGTGAATGTTGGAATATGGGGGGAGAATTTGATTATGGATCGCATTGTGGGGATAGCACCTCTTGCGATTGGATATCTCTTGGTGCATGTTGTTTGGAAGGGGACTGCTATGATAATGTTAATCAGTTGGATTGCGATTTGTATGAGGGTGAATATTTTGATGATGAGGATTGTGTTAATGTTACCTGTACACCACCATTATATGCATGCTGTTACATGTATGGGGGACCTAATTGCGTCATGGCTACTCAGTATGATTGTTATAACATCTGGTTTGGAATACCAACGAACTACTTATCATGCACTTATGCTGAATGTGATTGGGGACTTTGTGAATGTTGTAATTGGGAGATTTGTTGGGAACAAGAAGATTGGTGGTGGGAGGGGTATGAGAGTACATGGGGAAATTGTTGGAATGATTGTTGTTGGACGCAATTGGGGTGGGGGTCACACGAATGTGATTACTGGTGTGGGGATTGGGATGGATCCTGCGACTTTTGGAATTTTGATGATCCCGAAACAAGATCAAATAATAATAATAAAGTAAAGGGTGGTAAAATATCAGAAGAATGTTCTCAGAAATGCAAAGATGCAGGGTGCGAATGTCATTGTTTAGATACAAGAAATGGAATAGTTTGCTTATAAATACATTAGGAGAATTCTATGGCAAAACATGATTTTTTAGTAAAGCTTACACATTTTGCAAACACCGATTGGCCGACTGTTCGTTTAGGTCATTCTGTGGGTGCATTCGATGAACAATATCCCTGTGCAAATCCAGAAGGGCCTGTAGATAATTCTGGTTGTAGTGATCCTGAATCAGGCGATTATGACCCAGAGAATCCTCTTTGTCTTTGTCCGTGTCAGGAATTGAATCCACATAAACCAGAAAACTATTTAGATGTTCCTTGGTATGCTGGTGGTATGACTGGACTTGCTATAGAAACTATTTGGAATTGGCTTTGGGGGGATGATGGGGTTAAAGAACCGACTACCGAACAACTAAAAGAAGCAATGGAAAGTACAAAAGAGTGTGACTATATTGAAAATGTTCTTGGTAATGATTATCTGGGATGTTTATGGAAAAATCAGAACCATCCTAGTAGTTGTGATTGCCCGTGCGTAGGGGATAAGTTTAAAGAGTATATAGAATTCACCAGAACATATGCCACATATTGGAATACACCACATACGACTCCTCTTTGGAGAGATGCACAAATGTCGCTCATTAATGCACAATCATCTGTTGTGGTGTTGAATGGAGATTTGAGTTTGCGACCAGGACATTTAATTTATATTGCGGCTAAACAACCTGGAGCGCAATCGAAAAGTAAGAAATTTTCAGGAAGATGGTTAGTGTCTGACATTACCCATCAAATTCAAGGTATGCAACATATTATGTATTTAAAATTAATACGGGATAGTTCTCCCTTTGATCCAAATATTTCGGAATCTACGCCTTGGTATGAAAAATTATGGAATATGTTTTTTGGATAATATTCATAAAAATACTTATACATATAGTAAAAGGAAGGAAGATGTCCAAAGAGTATCAATATTCTGATTTTGCAGTAGATTTCACCAAAAATGAATTCGTTAATGATATCTCGTTGACTAAGGAAATAAATTCCATTAGACAATCTATCACAAATATAATTCTAACATCACCGGGTGAAAAACCTTTTAGAAGAAATTTTGGCGTGGGAGTATATTCTTTATTATTTGAGTTGTGGACTCCATTGTTGGAGTATCAAGTTGAACGAGATATTGTTCGTGCAATAGAAAAATGGGAGCCAAGAGCATTTATATCTCATGTGGAATTTGATGGTACAGATGCAATTGATAATTTACTTATATTGGATGTATTTTTTGGCGTTAAAAGAGGGTCTAGTGCAAAACCCAAATTAAATAATCTCCATTTAGAACTAATAAAGGTAAGATAAATGACACAAATCCCAAATATACAATTAGGAAGTCTTGAATATCAAGATATAAAAAATAGTATCATCGATCATCTTAGATCACAAGACACTCTAAAGGATTATGATTATTCTGGTTCTGTTGCACAAGTTTTGTTAGATATTCTTGCATATAATACATTATATTATGGTTATTATGCAAACATGATTGCAAATGAAATGTTTTTAGACACTGCACAAAAAGAAGAATCTATAATTTCTCTTGTCAAACCTTTGGGTTATGTTGTGCCAGGTAAAACTTCTGCAAGAGCTAGAGTAAAGGTGCGTCAAGGTGGTAGTGAAACAACACTTCCCAGATATACTAAATTTTCTGGTAATAATTCTTCTGGTATTTCATATAATTTCTATACTATCGAAGAGTATGAATTAGATGAAGATGATGGTGAAAATATATTTGATGTATTAGAAGGAAATTCGTTAATACAGAATGAACCACTTTTGATTAGTGAATCAGATCAAAAAGGATTTTTATACGGAACAGATATAGACATTACTACTATAAGGGTGGATGTACAATCGTCTGACGGTGAATGGGAAGAATGGACGATTGTTAATAATATTCAAGATGGATTGAATAAATCTAGTAAAGTTTTTTGGCTGGAAAGAACAGAATTAGGATTTTTTGTTGTATTTGGTGGGAATTTTGATTCATCTTATAATCAAATAGGTCAATCTTTAGTTCCAAATCAACCAGTTAGAGTTTCATATTTAAAAAGTAGTGGGACATCTGGAAACAATATTGGTAATTTTTCAATACAAGATTTTGACGCAACAACTGAAACAACTACATTGTCTAGTGGTGGATCAGATGGACCAAATTTAGAATCTGTTAGATTTTTCGCACCTAAATGGTTTGCCGCTCAAGATAGAGCAGTAACATTGGATGATTGTAGAGGATTACTTGTTGAATCGGGTATTGTAGGTGATTCTGTTGATCCTTATTCGGAATTTAATGTATGGGGTGGTGAAGAAATGAATCCACCCAGATATGGTAGAATGTTTGTATCCCTAAAAGATACAAATATTCAAAATCCTGTTGCAGCCGCAAATTCTATTAAATTATTAGAAGAAAAAACATGTATAAGTATTATTCCTGAATTTATGAATGTGGATACCTATAAGATTTTAATTTCTGGTAGATTGTTATATGAACCTATGAACACAGAATATTCAAGTATCCAATTACTAAATTTTGCAAGGAATAATATTAAAGAAAAATATCCCAATCAATTTAATTTAAAAAATGTTGAATCGTCTGATATAGTTACTTCAATTAATTCAATAGATTCTTCGTTCGTTGTAAATGCAAGTGATATTTCTTTAAAATTAGTCAATGTTGTTTCTGTAAATTCTGATGGTTCGATTAATTCTCGAAACTTTAACAATAAATGCAAAGTATCATCTTTGTCGTCTGATTGGTTTGTTCCTACCTCAACTATGAAATTATTATATAATATTCCTAGTAATACTGACATTAAAATAAATTCTTCTGGAAATGTTAATAAAGACGGATGGCAAAAGGTTTTTGCATTCTTTAATGCAGGATCCGTAACAAACTCATGGGAAACTGGTAAATGGAAACCAGAAACTGGTGAAGTGGTTTTTAATGAACCTATTTCTAAAGATAAAAATATTAATTTATATGTTGAATCTGGTTATTCGGGAACTGATAAATTTGAATTGAAATATAATATGTATTCATCAGACATAATTTTTGACCTATCAGTAGAACAAAGAGATTAAATTATGTCGGGATATGGTTTTATTTTTAAAAATCAAGACAAGAACACTCAATATAAAATGTTGGAATTGGGTGATTCTTTCTCGTTTCCTGAATTAACTAACCAAACAATTGATATTAGATTTTTGTTTCCACATTGGATATTAGAACGAAGTTCAAGCAGTTCTATTGATAATTATTTTGTAGATTTTGTGCAAGCATATTACGATTGGTTATATTCCAAAAGTGGCTATGAATTAACCTTTACAGACTTACATTCAATAGGACTTTTAAAGTTAGTTGATATAGAAGATACTCCTGTGGAATTTTTACCTCGTTTTTCTTTTTCTTATGCAGGAGGTATTTCAAATTGGAATGTTAATACAGATCAAACTGATGTCAGAATGTTAATAAAAGGTATCCGTTCAAATTTGTATCAGAAAAAGAGCAACGAAGAGTCATATAGGTATTTCTTTCAATCATTATATGGTTCAAATTCTACCGATATAGTGTTGACATATCCAAAACAAAATATAATGAGATTAAATGGTGGTAGATTTAAGGATGAAAATTGGGGAACTTCAGATACCACAGGATATTATGAAAATGTTCGACATTTGGGTGCAAGTTTCTTAAATAGTGAAGCAAAAATACAAGATAGTTATTGGTATCAAGATTTTTCATACCTATTAAAGGCCGGAACGGAATATTTTAATCCTGATACTGGATTGCCTATTTATTTTAATGATTTACAAGTAATGTTACATCCAGCAGGTCTTCAAGGGTTTTTTGAAAAGACAACACAAGATTATATTCCACCAGATGGACAACATGATGGGATAGTTTTTGGAGAAGAGCCTGCATTGCAAAATTATTTTCCATATAGACTAGATGACATTGTTGGATACACTGCCTGTATTGGTTGCTCTGGAAGTGGATTTGGTTATGATGGTCCAACTGCACATATAGGTTCAACTCCATATGATAGTGATTCTCATACTTTTGGAGAATTTGGTGGTGCATCTGGTGGGTGGACGATGGGAAATGTATGGTCATCTATCGGTGGTGGAGGTATTGGTGCAGAATTTAATTCTCCAACTCATCATTGGCCTAATTGGGATGATGACATTGCTGATGGAGTAATGTTTGGTGATATAAATATTCGTGAATTCATATATCTTTACCCTGCATTAGAAAGTCCAAATTTAGGTATGACTGGATGTACTGCATCGGGTGGAACAGGAGCATGTTATTAAAACTAGGATAAACTCATGACAAAGACACTTGCAAGTAATACTTCAAATCAAACAATTGCACAATTAGATTATTATCGTAATAAGAATTTATCTTTTGTGTTGGGATATACAAATAAAACCAATAATATAGAAAATAGCATTGATAGTTATGCCGATAGTATTTCTAATTCTTCCGTTGCTTTTAGAATTTTAGATAGTGAAATTAAAACATGCTTAGACCATGAAACTTTATTTGGTGGAAATAAGTATTGGACAAGAGGATGTGTGCCAGGTAAATGGAAATCTTCTGGTGATACAAACAGACAATATTTATTTGAACAAGAAGGTATCTTATTCATGGTGGTTGGATTTTCTGGAAATAAAAATAGAACAGACTTAGAAGGATCTATAATTTCTAGGGAAATGTTTACAGATATTTCTGGAAAGATAGCAACCGCAGGTGGGATCGAATATTGCGCTGTCAATGCTTTACCAAATACATTCGATACATTAAGTGGAAAGTATACATGGGTATCACTTCCGCAAGAAGAATTTGTAGATAAACTTAATAATTCAACTTCATTATTGACACGTGCCTCTAATTTGTGCGGTAGTGGTAATGAAACCTCTGTTGGAACTTGTTGTTTATATCATAAAGAAGCTGGATATGATTCTGTTGCAGGTGTTACATATAGTGCAGGAGATTTTTATAAATGTGATTGTACAAAATGTTATAGGTGTCTTGAACTTGCAGAGGCGTTTAACATGAATTATATATTTACACATGGAACAGGAGGAACAGGTTCAAGTTGCTTGAGTTGCGATTCTGAAACTATTCCAACCAATTGTGGACCATGTGCTTGTTCTATTGATTGGAATGATAGGAGTTTTTATTCTCAAATATTATCTAATCAAAATATCAGCTCAGTGTCTTCAACAAGTCGAAATGCAACCATAATCACTAACAATGAAAGTATGTCTGGTTCAATATTATCCATTGATATAGATTTATCTGGATTGAGTCCAGAAGATAAAATTCTCGAATCTGCATATGATACAAATGCTTCAGAAAAAACTTTATATGTTCCTCTTATTGGTTCATGTGGGGAAGAAGCACTTGTTCGTGTTTCGGTTGTTCGTGATGGTGTTACTAGGAAATGGAGCATAAATGGTATTGAGTCACCATTGATCAGAGGTAAAAATTATACATCAGTATCGGTCGATGACACTAGATGGTCTAATATGTTTCCTAATATATCGGCAAGTAGAATATCCATAAATATTGTTCCTATTGGTGGATTTGCTTTAAACCTTGGTAATATTCTACCATTATCATTAATTATTCATAAAACTATTAGGTCTGACGACATATCCGATACTACAGAAGCAAAAGAATTCAATTTCTTTAGTATATCCAAATTAAAAGATGAGAATGGTGGTTCTATATATTCTGGATATGCACAAGAACAATCAAACATAAAGAATTTAGTACCAGAATATATTGCAACTGGTCCGTCAAGTTTTGCACCATCCCAACTACCGAAGGCGAAAGAGGTTATTACAAACAATTCAGAATTTACCACCACAACATTAGAAGAAATTGTATCTGTTGATAGTGAGGATTTAAAAACCAATAATACTGCATCAATTAATATTCAAACTGCGTTTGTTGATGAAAGAGTTGGAATTATTTTTATGGGAGAAGATGATACACCTTGGACTATAAATTCTATAAATTCGAGAGCATATGGTTCTACACTACAACCATACGATGCCACCAAAACTGAACTAATATATAGAAATAGTACAACAATTAATTTAGATAACAACCCTTCAAATGTTAAAACCTTTGCATTTGAATTAAAAATAGGTTCTGGTTGTCAGAGCATATCAGGAGAATAATTAAATGGCAGAAAAACCAACACAACCCCTATATTCTGGTGGAAATCCTTCTTTTCCTTTAAGTGAAAGTCCATTTTTTAGTAGAACCGAAGATAAAAATGTCAGGTTTACTGGAGAAGATGAATTATCTCAAAGAAAAAATTATCAGTTTGTAGCATATAGACCAGGATTTTCCTTGCAAGCATCTGAACTTAACGAAATGCAAGAAAACATGCAAATGCAAATGTCATTATCTATTAGTATGATGCACAATTGGATTACTTCTGGAACTGGATATTTATGGAATGGATGGTCATCCAATGCGCCAGGTGGTGAAGGAGATGCTTGGGATGGATATGTCAACGATTTACCACCCAATACGGGAATTGGTATAGGTGGAAGCATTAATACACCTCATGACCCTAAATTTGCAATTTCTGGTCCAGGATGGAAAGGTGCTACACCACTTTATCCGTTTGCATCTCCATATCAAGGAGATAGTTCAGTACCGATGGTGCAAGTAATTGAGGCATCCGACATTAAATCGAAAATTAAATTTAATCCAGGATGGTATTTAGTTGAAGCAAGAGATTGGTGGAATGGTGAACTAGATCAGCAACCATCAAATGTAAGTGGATTGAAGCATTGGGTATATTTGGATGACGATACTATCGAAGAAGAAATTCTCTATAATAGTGAAGACAATAGAAATATTGTGGTTGGGCTTGTAGTAGAAAGTGGAATAATGAATTGTTGTTCTGAGATAGAAGATTGTGATGATACTTTAGCAGATAATGCAAGTGGTTTTCCAAATTCGGCTTCTTGTGGTGCAAGTAGATATAGAATTACAATCACAGAATCGGATTCAGTAATACCTGGTTTTGACAATCATAATGGTGGTGACTGGGGCAATCAAACTGATGGAGAATCACCATTTGCGGATAGAGAAAGAATGAATCCTGTTTGTGTAATCAACCCTGTAAATAAAACTATTAGATACATGAATAATTTGCTTCTTCATCAGTGGTAGTTAATATAAATAAAAAGAGAACTAATATATGTCAAGTGTAGACGATAATTCATTCAGCATTCCATACCTAACAGGAAATAATACCTTTTTAGATTGGGTAAATCATTATAACAATTATTCTATTGAAAAGTTGAATAATCTTCAAATATACTCTGGATTTTCAGGGGATAGTATTGATGTGGTTATAGGTACAACAGGATCAATGCAAGTTAATCTTGCTGATATTATTAATAAGGGTATTACTTTTGATGGTGATGTTACTATTAATGGTAATCTTAATTTTGATTGGGATACTGCTCTTTTAGGTGCAGTGAAACATAAAATCTTCCCGCAAGGTGGATATACTGGGATTTCTGGTGGATTTACTTTGGGTCAAGCAATACGAGTTGATGAAGTATCGGGCGATACCGATTATTTACTTGCTAGAGCAGATACAAAAGACTTTTCTGAAGTTATTGGAATAATATCTGGATTAACTCTCGGTTCATCACCACCATATTCAATTGATAATACCTATTTAGAAATTACTACTCATGGTATTGTAGAAGGTGATTTTACAGATGTTACTGCATCTGGTAATGGTTTAAGTGCAGGTTGTGTATATTTTCTAAGTCCAGGAATTAGTGGCGGTATTACATCAATTGAACCATCAATATCTGGACAAGTGAGTAAACCAGTATTGTTGGGTATCACTGCCGATAAAGCAATGGTATTGAATTATCGTGGTCAATATTTGCAAGGTTCTGGAACTGGTGGAACAGGTGGTATTGATCAAAATAGAAAAATTGTTTATGTTGGTTCTGTTGGTGGTTCTGGAATCACTCGCGGTGATGTTGTAGGAAATTATATAGATGGAACTTCCTATGAAGGATGGAAAGTAATAAAAGACGCAGACGATGCTAATAATATTGTTGGATTGTGTGTTACCAGTGAATTTTTATTAGACGGAAGCTATTATATTGAAGTAGTAAGTACGGGATTTATTGAAGACATTCCTGTATTAAACCCAGGAATTCAATATGTTGGTACGGATGGACGATTAACAACTAGTGTTACCGGCATGTTTTTTGGAGTTGCTTGGGGAAATACGACACCCTATCAGGGAGTAATTGCACCAAGTGGAACATCTACAAGAAGTAGATCTTTTGTTGCAGATGGTATAACATACGGTACCGCTGTCAATGACAACTTACTTATCAATGGTGG